GCTTCCCGAAGGTGCACAGATGGACTTCCTCCCCGGTTCGTACGCACAGATCAAGATTCCTGCATTCTCTATGGATTATGACAAGGACATCGACAAGGGCCTCATTGGCGACGAATATCTGCCTGCATGGGAGAAGTTCGGCCTCTTCCCCTTGAAGTGTGTGAATCCCGAGGAGACCGTGCGTGCCTATTCTATGGCCAACTATCCTGCCGAGGGTAACGTGTTCATGCTGACCGTGCGTATCGCTACTCCGCCTATGAAGGCCGACCGTAGCGGATTCATGGATGTGAATCCCGGTATCGCTTCATCGTACATCTTTACCCTGAAGCCCGGCGACAAGGTAATCATGAGTGGTCCTTACGGAGACTTCCACCCGCATTTCGACTCCAAGCGCGAAATGATTTGGGTAGGTGGTGGTGCCGGTATGGCTCCCCTCCGTGCACAGATTATGCACATGACCAAGACCCTCCACACAACTGATCGCGAAATGCACTACTTCTACGGTGCACGTGCCTTGAACGAAGTGTTCTACCTCGAAGATTTCCTCGGATTGGAGAAGGATTTCCCCAACTTCCACTTCCACTTGGCACTCGACCGTCCCGACCCTGCTGCAGATGCAGCCGGCGTGAAGTACACCGCAGGCTTCGTTCACCAGGTGATGCTCAACACTTACCTGAAGGATCACGAAGCTCCCGAGGACATCGAGTACTACATGTGTGGCCCTGGCCCCATGTCGAAGGCCGTGGTGGCTATGCTCACCGACCTCGGCGTAGAGGAAAGCTCTATCATGTACGATAACTTTGGAGGTTGATTTTTCAAGGAAAGAAAAAGCTAAATAAGAGCTAAAAATAAGAAAGGAAACCTTTGTTTTACAGGGGTTTCCTTCTTTTTTGTATGTTTGTTTGCTGAGGCCGTTATTTTCTTTTGCTCGGTTGATAGTAGGATTATTTTTGTTACCCGTTTGTTACCCGACTTTCAAAATTATGTTATATATTTGCAGCGAGTAACAAATTTAATAACAAAAGTAATGGCAAAAAAAGCATCTTCCAAGGCTAAAGAGCCTATACGTTTAAGGACAAAGAACCTTTCAAACGGGAGCAAGTCTATCTATTTGGACTTTTACAGAGGCGGCAAACGTGAATATGAGTTCCTGAAGCTCTATTTGATACCTGAAAAGACAAAAGCAGACAGGCAACAGAATGAGGAAACCCTAAGAACGGCCAATGCAATAAAAGCACAAAAGATTATTGCATTACAAAATGAGGAACATGGCTTCACCGTAAGCAGCAAAGCCAAAGTTGACTTTATCCAGTACATGATGAAACAGGCAGAAGCCTATGATGAGAAAGGGAGCAATGCCTATGCTGTATCGGTGAGAAACACAATCTATCATTTGAAGCAATACAGGGGCAACAGTATAACCCTAAAGCAGGTGGATAAGTCCTATTTGCTTGGGTTTATTGATTTTCTTAATAAGACAGGTGGCCGATATGGCAAACCTTTGTCAGAAGCGGCCAAAGCTCTTTATTTTGATGTGGTTGTTATAGCCCTAAACAAAGCTGTAAAGGATGAAATATTACCGTTTAATCCTGCACACAAGATTGATGCCCAATTGAAGCCCAAGCAAGGGGAAGCGACAAAGCAATATTTGACCATGGACGAGGTTAGGGCTATGGCCTCAACACCGTGCAAGTATGATCATGTGAAACGGGCGTTCATGTTTGCCTGTTTTTGTGGTTTGAGATATAGCGACATTAAGGGGCTTACATGGGGAAAAGTACACAAGGTAAGCAATGAGGTTTACCAAGTGGAAATAAAGCAGCAGAAGACGGGGGAGACCCTTTATTTGCCTTTGTCGGCCAATGCCCTTTCATGGTTACCGATGAGGGGGAAGGCCAAGAATACCGACCTTGTTTTTGATTTGCCTCATGTGTGCACTTCTGAAAAGTGGTTGGCCGTATGGGCGGCAGATGCAGGGATAAAGAAGCATGTGACATTTCATGTGTCACGGCATACAAATGCAACCCTGATGCTTACCTATGGGGCAGACATATACACGGTTAGTAAGTTGTTAGGGCATACCAACGTCAAGACTACCCAAGTATATGCAAAGATAGTGGACGAGAACAAGCGTAAAGCGGTGAATTTGATACCCGATATTAATTTGTAACCTTAACATTTAAGACTATGATGATGTATGAGATTTTGAAGCTCAACAAAGGGCTTTTTGAATTTATGATAGATAAGGACGTGCAGCCTGCCGATGTAAGGTATTTGCGGTTGTATAGCGATTATTTGCAAATGGAAGAGGAATATAAGAAGACGTACATTGTTGCATTGCTTATGGATAAGTACAGCGTGAGCGAGGCAACAGTTTACAGGGTATTGAGACGATTTAAGAAGGTTATAGCATGAAAGGAAAGGGGAATACAGGGGATGAGCATTTGCCCAATGCCGTAAACCTTATGAAGCAAAGGTTTGATGAATCTTATGTGCAATTAAAACAGAATAAAGGAGAGGGGATAGGGGCACTTTTGGATGAATTATATTCTATAGCGGTAAAGGAATATGGCGATGACACGGCAATAGAAGCCATTGTAGAGTTTCTGCTATGTATAGATGATGAAACGAAAGCTTTTTTACATCCGATTGTGGCTGAATATATTATAGCTAAACGCCCTAATATCCCTATAGATGAAGAATGTAGGGATGACCATATAGAGAGAAGGAGGTTTTTGAATAATCTAAAATACGATTGTGAATACTATAGGGCAAGAGACCGCATAAATAAATATATAGAGCATCACAAAGGACTAAAAAGGCTAAGGAGGGTTTACAAAAGAGGTTTCAATGGAAGGTTGGAACGTGCAGGAGGGTTTGCAATTACGGAAAACACTTCAAACGAGAAAATATTAGTACCTTTCCTTTATGGAGAATTGCAGATAGCAGTAGACAAAATAATAAAAGTGGAAGAGTATAGGCAGCGGATAAATAATTATCTAAGGATTTGGTTTGATGAATGGGAGAACGCCCGTAAGGGTGAGACCGTAAAGTCAAAACAGGTAGCTTCAACGCCTCAACAAGCAGCCAAAATGTTGCCTAAAGAACTGCAAACCGAAAAGGCCAAGGAGGTGCTACAGAAAGCAATTGATGGCGGCTTGCTTAATGAAGATTACACGACAACGGAGAAAGTGAGTTCAAACAGGCTAAAAGCATTATTAGCAGATATATTGGCCGATAAAATAGGTATAAAGGGTAAATATAAAATCTTTGCGCCTATTTGGGGTGTGAGTACTGGGCAATTGACAAAAGGGAGGAGCGGAACGAAAGATGCAGGCAGAGCAGGCGGGCAAGAGGTTATTTTTGAGGTTTTTCCCGATGGAGAATGAAAAACACAGGGAAATATACAGGGGAAGGTACAGGTAACCTTTCCCTGTTCTTTTTCTATACCTTCCTATCTTTGCACCATAATTAACGGGCAACGGGATGGGTGGCCAACATCCAAGAGCCATAAATTAATAAATTATGGATAAAGAAATAATTAAAAAAATGGAGGTCATAGAGCGTAACACGCTATTGGCCGCAAAGAAAGTGTTGACATTGGAAGATGTAAGCGTATTGACAGGCTTGTCAAGAAGCCACCTGTACAAATTGACGTGCAGAAAGGATATACCACATTATCGGCCTACAGGTAAGTTTTTGTATTTTGACCGTGCCGAGGTTGAGGCATGGATGAAGCGCGGGCGAGTGGCCACCAATGACGAGGTAGAGCAAAAAGCAATCAATTATGTAGTGGCAGGACAGAAAGGAGGTGTAGCATGATAACCCCAAATATCCGATATTATGCCCGTTTGGAGTTTGACCCAAGCACCACGACACCCAAATACAAGGTAGTGGCACAGGCAGGCTATTATGAGCCTATGGAGCAATTAAGAGGCAAGAACGGGCAGATAGCCATGTACCTACTGGGAAAGCTAAAGGAGGGTGAAAATGTGCCCTCGATGAGGCTACAAGCGAGGGGAAGCCTCAACTTTACAGGGTTGAAAGAGTATTTCAAAGATGGCCGACTGAGTGGCTACGCTTATGGCGAGCCGTATGGCAAAGAAACATACAGCAAAGCAAAGAAGCCTAACCCGTTTTACAGGTACAAAGAAGATGGCTACCTGTTTATAGTGCACCAAGACCAAACGGCACAAACCGAGGCCGAGAGAATAAGGCCAAAAGCCATTGAATTGGTAGTTTTGGAGGGTGCAAAAGTGCTCATTGCAGCCTATTGCAAGCAGCTTGTTATGGGTGGTTTTGATGAGGCCTTAACATTGTTAAGAAAGCAGGCCGTTAATGTGTGAAGTGTTACCAAAATATGGTAAAGTGTATGTATGACAAGGTAAAACTTTGGATAGGCAGAACAGCAGCAGGAAGCCGATATGAGGCCATTGCAAGCCGTTTGGATGCACCCAAAGAGCAGACCGACCTATCTACGGGAGAAATAACGCTATATGGAGGGTTGGACGGGCTAAGGGTGGCATTACGCCAAGATAGAATAACGGTTTGTGGAAGCCTGCCAAAGTTTCTATACAAGGGTAGTAACATTCCCGCCTTGGATAGGTACACAACGGCACAAGCCATTGAACGGTTAAGCGATGCTTTGCACGTGGATATGGCTTGTGCCACCGTTTCAGAAATGGAGTTTGGCAGAACCTATGTAATGCAGCATCCTGTATCGGCCTATCTTGTGCGCTTGGGCGAAATGGAGAGGCGGAATCGTGAAGTTAAGAACGGCTCTTTATACTATACGCATAATGGGATAGAACAACCCGATGAGGTTTATTTCTATGATAAGGGAAAAGAGGCGCGCAAAAGCGGCATGCCTATGCCTGTAGGCTTTGAGGGCGCTAACCTGTTGAGGTATGAGATACGCTATAAAGGCCGATTGCCTCAACAAATGAACTGCCCAAAGGTAGAAGCCTCAACACTTGCAGAAAAAGGCTTCTACGGGCAAATGGTAAGGATATATTTAGAGCGTTATTTGAGTATTAAAAAAATAAATATGGACTTAGTAGATATGGGAAGAATAAAAAACGTAAACGATGCCATAAACGTATTATTAGCCCTGTGCCTCCACAAAATGGAACAGGATGAGGCGGCACTGTTCTTGGAGGAAATGAAAGCCTCTAACGTTTTTAACGATAAAAAGTATTATACACGTTACAAAAAGCGGATAAAGGATGCTATGGAGAAAGCGGGAAAGTTTACAGCGGACACCCTTATAAAAGAATTGGACGATGAAGTGAGAAATGCTTGCGCCTATGCTTGACCGTCTCACGCGCGCGATATAACAAGTTGTGTTTGTTACCACATTTTGGTAACGTTTAATCAATTATTTAATATTTAAGACGATGAACAAAAAGAGTATTGCAGGGGGCAAGCCCCTGCCCAAATTGGGAGAGATAGAAGAACACTTGAATAAAGTGTATGATTTGGTATTTGAGGACTATTCATTTGAAGAGTTTGAGCAGGAAATGAGCCTTAAAGAGCGAGAAAGACCGTTAATATTTAACCATAGATTGGTTTTGTTTCACTGTATAGATGAGGCAATAACCGTATTGAACCGTTTGAAGATGTTACAATCAAAAATAAAGGAGGGCAAACAATGACACAAGAAGTGAAAAAGCAAGCAGCCACAGAGGGCAGCATCATGGTAGGGGGCGATTTGGCCTACCACATAAAGAAAGCGCGAGAAGATGAAGAGTTTTTCAATAGTGAAAAGGCTATGGCTGCAAGAGCATTGGCCACGTTACGTAACTTGAAGCAGAATCTACCTTTGCAAACGGGTGGCTATGTGCAGTTGATGGAAGATTTGGAAGCAGCTGAGGCCTCAATCCATTGCCATTTGTACTATATGCGGTTGATGGAGAGCAAGGACGGGAGCAGTTATTTATAAATTGTCAAGTATGGAGAAGGAAGAAACCAGGATCCTAAATATTAGGGTAGAGTACGGGGATGCAATTAAAGGCATCTCCGATTACAAAAAAGAGTTGGAAGCCTTAAAAGAAAGAGAGGCAGAACTAAAAAAGGCACTGGATGAGAAACGTATCAGCCAAGAGGAATACGATGCAGAATTGGCCATATCTAAAGCCAAGACAGCTGAGGTTAAGGACGGTATCAGAGTATTGGAAAAAGAGATACGCAACAACATCAAGGCAGAAAACGCGATGGAGGGAAGCCTTAAGCAGTTACGCGCCCAGTTGAGCAATGCCACAAGGCAATATGATGAAATGAGCGAGGCAATGAGAAAAGGCGAGGAAGGGCAAAAACTGAAAGAGACAATTAACAGCCTTACCAAAGAAATAAAGGGGGCAGAGGAAGAAACAGGGCGTTTTTATCGGAATGTAGGCAACTATACTCAGTCAATCATAGCGGCCACAAATGCACAAATTCCATTTGTTGCAGAAATCAACAAAAGTGTAACAGCAGTGAAAGGGCTTGGGAGTGTTATAGGCAGTGCCGGTGAACATATAAAGGGGAGTGTTTCATCATTCAAGGAGCACGCACAAGCAGCCAGACAAGCAACCACAGTAATGGGAGCTATAAAGAGTTCCTTTTTAGCTGCAGGGGCGGGCGTAAAAGCTTTTACGGCAGCATTGGTGACTACTGGAGTCGGTGCGTTGGTTGTGGCCTTGGGTGCGTTGGTTACTGCATTGACAAGGACGCAAAAAGGCATGGAAGGGGCACGCAAAGTAATGAGTTCTGTAGGTGCAGCCGTGGATGTTGTGTTAGATCGTGTAGCCATATTGGGTGAAGCGGTGATAGATTTGTTCAGCGGTGATTTTGAGAGTGCGGCACAGAAGGCAAAGAACGCTTTCAAGGGCATTACTGATGAGATAGTAGCAGAGACGCAAGCGGCATGGGCTTTGAGTGATGCCCTCAACCAACTGGATAAAGAAGAGATAATGCTATCCATGAGACGGGCGGCAAACAGGGCGGACATTGAGCGGCTGAAAATGATTTCTGACGATGTAACCAAGTCGATAGAGGAACGGACAGCAGCGGCCAAAAAGGCGTTTGATATGGAGCAGGCCGACATGAAAGCCCAACAAAAGGCAGCGGAAATGAGATTGGCAAATATGCTTGGATATACAGAAATGAATGATGAAGTATTGTCTATATTACAGAGGGTAAAAGATGGTACAATATCATTCAATGAATTGTTAGGAGAGCTTGGATTATCAAGCAGCACAATGGAAGATATGAGAGAGTTTGAGCAGCAATTTAACACAGTGCAGGAGATAGTAGAATCATCAACGACAAGGCAGATAGAGCAGCAAAACAAACTCAACAGTTTGATGAAAGAAGCCATAGCCCTTGCGGATGAGCAACGCACAGCAGCAGAAAGATATGAATTTGCAAGCCGAGCACTGACGGAAATACAGGGCATTGCGTTTGAGCAAAACGAAGAATTGAATGCCATTGGTATGGAAAACCTCATCAAGAATTGCAATGAGCGGTTAGAAACACTGAGGAAAGAGAAACAGGATGAAATAGCTATAGAGCAAGCCAAGGCCGAGGCAAAAATAAAACTGAATATGGCCGTATCTGACAGTATACAGGCGATGGGCGAGCTTGGGGAGGACTTCAAAGCTTTGTCAAAAGTCCTTGCATTGGCTCAGATAGCATTTTCTACAGGTGAAGCCATAGCAAAAATGACAGCAGCAGAATCGGGCAAGGGAATATTTGGCCTTGCTCCTATGGCGGTAGGTATCGCCCAAATCCTTACCAATATTGCAGCAGCAAAGAAAGCAATCAGCGGTTATGCTCGTGGTGGGCGTGTTACAGGAGTTGGGACAGGAACAAGTGACAGCATACCCGCCATGCTGAGTAACGGGGAAAGCGTTATCACGGCACGAGCAACGGAAATGTTTGCACCATTATTGAGCAATATAAACCAATTAGGCGGAGGAGTGCCAATACATAGCAGAGGGGGTGCAGGAGGTGATTTTATGGCAAATGCAGTACGTGAAGGGATAGCGACAGCAGCGACAGAGATAGCAGGGGCAGTGATTGTAGCAAACAAACAATCCCCTACGCCTGTGGTGAGTGTGGAAGAGATAAACCGTGTGCAGAAGAGAGTGCAAATATTGGAACAGTTGGGAGAAATATAATTTGTAGGATTATGAAATACAGTATTGAAAAAGTGGGGATGTGTGCCGATTGGGTGAAGGAAAACGGCCTCATGGGGCATGGAGGGGCAACGCTCATGCAGTTCTGTAAGGCGATGGATATAAGCCAAGAGACGTATTACCAATGGATGGGCAAATCTGAATTTTCTGAAGCTATAAAAAAGGCACAGGGGGTATTTTTGGAGGCTTTGGAACGTGAGATAGTGAAGAGCCTGTACAAATCGGCCTGTGGCTATGAGTATGAAGAACGGGCAGAGGAATATGTGACCAAAGAAGGAAAGGAGGTATTGAAGAAAAGGACGGTAACGGCCAAGAGGGTGCAGCCCAATGTTACCGCGGGCATTTTCTTGCTCACAAACCTCGCCCCCGACAGGTGGAAGCATAAACAGAACCTTGAACACACGGGGCAGATTGACACGGGTATAACCTTCATTGTGGAGAATGAAGAGCAGAAACGGGCTTTATTGGCACTTGCTGAGAGACGGCCAAGACGAGCAGACACGCAAGACAATGAAGAGTAAGAGGACAAGGAGGGCAGAGCGATGAGTTTTGCCCTTTTTTGTTGTGTCGTTTGTGTATTTTCTAAGTTTTGCCTATATTTGCAATGTGAAAACCCACAAAAAGCATTTTTTTTGCTATTTTGTTACTGATTTGTTACTCGCTTTCTTTAACAATGTGGGTTTTTACTTGAAAATCAGACAATTGACGGTTGGTGTACAAGTAATGTACGATAACTTTGGAGGTTGATTTTCTCCATTGTGTAAATAGAAAGAAGGGTGTGCCTGAAATGCAGGTACACCCTTCTTTTTTGTTGGACGATTGGTTATTCCTTCTCGTCAGACAATGATTCTTTCAACGAACTTTTCGTAAAACCGTTGCATCACCTCAGTGAATTCATTGGGCAGGCGCTT